CCATTTATTGACAGCATTTCAACAGCAGCCTTGCCGGATGCTGGGATGTCTTTTGAAATCCCTAAATTGACCCAAGCCCCAACCGTAGCGGAGACAGCCGAAGGCGCAGCACCATCCGAAACTGACCAAAACGTATCTTTCTTAAGCGTTAGTGTTAAAAAGTACGCTGGCAGCCAGAAATTCAGCGTTGAGTTACTTGACAGATCGTCTCCAGCATTTTTTTCAGAGTTGGTACGTCAAATGGAGTTTGCTTATGCAAAGGCAACTGACGCAGCAGTAGGAAATATAATTGGACAAGTTGGAACTGATGGCGGTAATCGCACAATGTCAGCAGCCAACATCCAAGACTTTATTTCAGATGCAGCAGTCTCTATTTACTCAAACACTCTTGGCTTTGCTGAGAATATTGTTGTATCACCTGAGCAATGGGGCGCATTGATGGGTCTAGTAGATGGCTCAAACAGAGCAGTATTTACACAAACCATTAATCCTCAAAATGCTTCCGGTAACCTGACACCAACTAACGTTCGTGGCAATATCGGTGGATTGAACCTTCGTGTATCACGTTTCCTATCAGGTACCGGAGATCAAACAATTATTGTAATAAATCCACAATCTTTCACATGGTACGAGTCAAGCAAGTACCGTCTAGAGTCCAATTTGATCTCAACTGGTCAAATTGAAGTTTCTTATTATGGCTATGGTGCATTAGCAAACAAAGTTAACGCCGGTGCCTATAAGTGGATGGTTGCATAAACTTTCCTAACTAGGAATCATCTGTAAAGGGGCATTGGAAGCCTTTGCCCCTTTACTTTAAGAAAGGACAATACTTTGCCGGCTACCTATGTGACCAAGGCGGAACTTCGCACATTACTTGGAATCGGAAGTTTATATTCTGACTCAGTAGTGGAGGAATGCTGTCAGGCTGCTGAAAATATTGTTAAAGGCTATTTGTGGTTTAATGACTATAATGTGGTTTATCAAGAAATTACTTCAACTACTTCAGCAACAATTTATACAGATAAAAAACACAACGTTCTAGTTGGTGAAACTGTTGTTGTTGAAAATTGTGGCGCAAAATATAACGGTTCAAAAACAATTACCGCAGTAACAGATTATTCAATGACGTATGCAATAAATAACGGAACAGTAGAATTAAAACACCCAGTAGTTCCATACGGAACAGCGAGCGCAACAACTCATATAGATTATGCAACAGTTCCTGAGATTCGTGAAGGTGCTGCCATGATTGCAGTTGACATTTGGCAAAGCAGACAGCAAACTGCGTCCGGAGGAATTTCCCCAGACTTCCAACCATCACCATACAAAATGGGAAATACATTAATCGCAAGAATCAGAGGCTTGATAGCAAATCACCTTTCACCTAACGGTTTGGTTGGCTAATGACAGTTGCCGTTACAACTCTCAGGTCAACCCTTGCGACGGCGTTAGAGAACGCTGGGGTTTGGCAGGTGTTTTCATACCCACCTGCCTCACCCATTGCTAATAGCGTCATTGTCCAACCGGATGACCCTTACATTGAACCAAGCAACAATATTTATTCAACAGTTGCGCCTAAAGTTAATTTTAAGTTAGTAATGATAGTTCCAATGCTAGACAATCAGGGAAACCTGCAAGGCATTGAGGATATGGTTGTTGGCGTGTTTAACAAACTAGCCGCCTCAACCACATTGAAAATAAGTGTTGGCAATATCTCGGCACCGACTGTACTTTCAAACGTTGCCGGCGAAATGCTTACAAGTGATATGTCCGTCTCAATCATGACAAGTTGGAGTTAAACAATGAGCGATATTTATGACGTTCCTTCCGAGGACAAGGCTTGGCTTGAAAAAGTCGGGCAAATAACTAAATCAGATAAGCCAAAACCAGTCTCAAAGAAAGATGAGGAATAACCAATGGCTGTATTTCTAAATAATAAGGTCGGCGTAAAGGTTAATTCCGTCGATCTTTCAGATCATGTGACCGCCGTCACACTTAACCGTTCATTTAATGAACTAGCCGTAACCGCCATGGGCGATACCGGTGAAAAATTTGTGAAAGGCTTGGAGACTTCAAGCGTTTCAATTTCATTCCTAAATGACACCGCTTCCGCCAACGTTCTTGCAACATTGCAAGCCGCTTGGGGAACTTCCGTAACCGTAGTTTTATTACAGGAAAAAGGAACCGCAGTTTCAGCAACGAACCCGTTGTATACAATGACTTGCCTTATCAACAACACTACCGACATTAACGGCGGTGTTGGCGATTTAGGTACTCAAGATGTAACATGGACTGTCAACGGTGCAGTAGCCGTTGCAACAACAGGTACATTCTAAGGGGTATTAATGATTAAATTAAGAGTGTCAAAGGCTTCAGGGGAAGTATCAGAATTTGATATTACCCCTGCACTCGAATATGCGTTTGAACAAAATTTTAAGACTGGCTTTCACAAACGTTTTAGAGACGAGGAACGCCAGTCGGACGTTTATTGGCTTTCATGGGAAGCCGAACGACGTGCAGGTAATACCGTTCCGCCATTTGGGGACAAGTATTTAGAAACTCTATCTAAGGTAGAGATTTTGGATGCTGATTCCCCAAATGGGTAACGAGGTATGACTTTACTTATCTAATCGCTTTGTTGGCGGTTAGGACTGGCATACCTCATTCAGAGTATTTGAAAATGGATAGATCATTACTTTTAGCAACAATGAACGTGTTAAAAGAGGATTCAAAAAGGATGGAAAATGCCAGTAGAGGTAAAAGGTATCGTTGAGGCACAAAAAGCCTTAAAGCAATTTGCGCCTGACCTCTATAAGGAAATGAATAAAGAGATTCGTTTTGCAATGAGAAAAGTTGTAGACGACACTCGAGGTATGGTTCAACCAAATGTTTATCAATTGGAATCTTGGCAAGATAAAGGAAAGCCAGTCGTTTCACGAACTGGTAGAAAATTAGGTTTTCCAAGATATAACGAAACAATCATAAAAAAAGGTTTAACTTATAGTCTTGGACGTTCTCGTCGTAATAGTGCTGGCTTTGTCAATGTTTATAGATTATTAAATCGATCTCGAGTCGGTGCAATTATTGAGACCGCTGGACGAAAAAACTTCAACGGAGATCGAGACAGTCAAAGCAATAACCCTAACGCCGGCGCACATGTTAACAGGGCTATACAGGGCACTTACGGCGGTTTTAAGAGCATTGGAAGCCGCAGGGTTGATAAAGGTAGATTGTTGTATGCTGCATTTGCTAAAGACCAAGGGCAAGTCACTAACGCAACATTTAAAGCAATTAATACCGCAATTGCAAAATTTAATTCCAGCACTAAGAGAAGAATCGGGTTAGCAGCATGAGTACCGGCATTGAAATCCCTATTGTTAGCACCTACAAAGATAAAGGCGCAAAAGCAGCCAGCAAGTCATTAGGGGCATTAACAAAATCAGCCAAGGCACTTGGTGTGGCTTTTGGTGCTTATCAAACTATTAGATTTAGCAAAAATGCTATTAAGGCTTTTGGAGATGACCAAAAGGCTGCGAACGCATTATCGAAAACATTACAAAATTTAGGTCAATCCTATGCAGTAATTAGCACCGCTGGATTTATTGATAACTTACAAAAGACAACCGGCGTTTTAGATGATGAATTAAGACCTGCGTTCACTACCTTGGTTAACGCAACCTTAGATGCTAAAAAAGCGCAAACATTATTAACAGTTGCGCTAGATACAGCGGCAGGAACCGGCAAAGATTTAGCATCAGTATCAGCCGCTTTAGCAAAAGCAGCCCTTAAACAAAATACAGCCTTATTGCGCCTAGGCGTTGGTTTAACTGCGGCTGAAGCAAAAACTATGGACTTGGATGAAATTACCAAGTTTTTAGCCAATAGATTTGATGGTCAAGCCTCATTAGCCGCTGAATCATTTGCAGGAAAGATGGACATTCTTAAGGCTAAAACTGAGGATGCTAAAGAAATGATCGGTGGTGCGTTAGTCGGCGCACTTGATGATGCTTTTGGAAACCCTGAAAAGTACGGCAGCGGCATTGACACAATATCGAACAAAATTTCAGGTCTTATATCTAAATTTGGTGAGTTGGCTAAATTTACGAGGGTTGGATTAGAAAACCTTACTCTCAGCCCTTCCTCACCGATTTTTCAATATAAATTAAATTTTGATAAACCTTTTGACCCAATGGCTATGAAATTTGATTATGTAGCATTGCAAAAAGAGGAAAAGAAACTTCAAGCGGATGCCAAAAAACTAGCAGCGGCTAGGGCTAACGCAATTAAAAAGGAAACAGCATTACAGAAAAATCAAGAAAAACTTAAGAAATTTGGTGGACTATTCGACACCGAACAGATTGAGATTTTTGCTGCACTTCAAGGCAAGATTACAGAACAAGAAAAACTTAGACTAAGTTTGCAGTTAGCCTTGATTCAGGGCAATGCAACCGAGGCTGAAAAATTAGGAAAACAATTGGCAATCGCTCAATTGCAAACTACTGACCTTGCTATTGCAATAAGCAAGATTCCTAAAGCCTTAAACCCATTTGAGGGTTTTGGTAGTGAGGTTGACAATCTTATTGCCAAGATTTTGAACATGTATAAATTATTGCAACAACCATTAAGTGCGGCTACAACAACACCGATAGTCAGCGCAGGTACCACGACAACTCCGTCCTTAGCAGCCGCTAAAGCAAAGATAGAGGCTGATACTGCAAAACTAAATCAGTTTAATCAGTCTATGTTAGATAAAATTGCACGAACCAACAAAATACCGGATACAACCGTCGAACAAGACATTCAAGCACAATTACAGGCTTACCTTGCCGCTGATACTGCAATGCGTGAAACATTTAAGGAATTAAACATTAACATTGCACCGGCTGGAAGCGTTGTGACAACAGGTGACTTAGTTCAAGATATTCGTAACGGTTTAATTGAGGCTGGATTATCTGGCTCACAAACTACTATTAATCGAAACCTAGGTTCGTTCCAAGTTCAATGACATTACCAGCAACCTTAGACGTATCATTAAACTTTCAATCGGGTGCTACATTCGGCATACCTTTTACGTTAGACGACCCAGTTAACGGCATACTTGGAACAAACATTTTATCCGAATCGTCGGCACCTGCTTTAGTTGTTAATCTGACCTCACAAACACGTCAAATAAGTATTAGGCGTGGTAGAAATATCAGTCGAGACATTTACGAAGCCGGAACATGCACAGTAAGAATTTATGACCCTAACGCAGATTTCAACCCTCAAAACACAAATTCGCCTTATTTTGGTCAATTAGAACCATTAAGAAAATTACGTATTTCCGCAACTGTTGGCGGCATTACTTATTATTTATTTAGTGGTTACACAACCGACTATATTTATTCATACGATCAAGCAGAGAATGTTGCTTATGTAGACATTAGAGCAAGTGACGCCTTTAGATTGTTTAACATGGCTTCCGTTGTGACGGTTACCGGTCAAGCCGCAGGTCAAGATACCGGAACTAGAATTAACAAAATACTTGATACAGTTTCTTTCCCTACTCAAATGCGTAGTATCGACACCGGTGATACTTTAACATTGGCTGACCCTGCTACTTTAAGAACCTCTTTGAGTGCTATGCAAAACGCAGAATTTAGTGAACAAGGTGCGCTATACATAACACCGGAAGGCAATATTACATTCAAAAACCGAAGTTCGGTTATTGCCAGCGCAGGAGTCACGCCAACTGCATTTAATCAAACCGGCGGTATACCTTACAAAGATTTGAAGTTTGCCCTTGATGACAAATTAATTGTTAACAGCGCAACCATCACACGCATTGGCGGTACGGCTCAAACAGCAATTGATTCTGATTCAATTGCCACCTATTTCCCCCACTCTATCGCTGTTGCCGATTTAATAGTTGATACCGACGCCGAAGCCTTGGATATTGCAAGAATTTACGTTGCGACTAGGTCGACAACTTCAATTCGTATAGATCAAATGAGCGTAGACTTATTAAACCCTAGCGTTCCAACTGCAACAATGCTGGACTTTGATTATTTTGACAACGTTCTAATTACCAATATCCAGCCAGACAATTCGACCATTACAAAAAACCTTCAGGTTCAAGGAATTGCACATGACATTACAGCCAGTTCATGGGTAACTACCCTGACCACAATGGAACCTATTGTGGATGGGTTTATCATAGGAAATAGCACTTATGGGGTAATTGGTGAGGATGTTTTGTCGTACTAGGATATAATTGGACACTATTAAGGAGATACAATGGCAGCAGGATTAGGTTTTAAGACGTTCAATACCGGAGACGTGCTTTCAGCAGCAGACGTCAATGGTTATTTAATGCAAGGCGTTTTAGTCTTTGCAGATACAACGGCTAGGGATGCAGCAATTACCTCACCTCAAGAGGGTCAGTTTGCATTTACTAAAAATAATGATTCTTTGTGGTATTACTCAGGTAGTGCTTGGGTTGCTTCAGGCGCAACAGGAGATATTGAAGGCGTGACCGCTGGCGTTGGTATTTCGGGTGGTGGCACTTCAGGAACAGTAACAATTACTAACTCAATGGCAACAGCAATAGACGCTAAAGGTGATTTAATTGTTGGAACTGGCGCAGATACTTTTAGTCGTCTTGCAGTAGGCACTAACACTTATGTTTTAACAGCAGACAGCGCAGAGGCAACTGGATTAAAATGGGCTGCACCTTCAGGCGGTGGTTCAACATTTGTTGGAGTTAAAGTTACAAAAAGTGCTGATCAAACTATTGCATCAGCAACTGAGGCTCAAATTACTTGGAATCAAGAGGAATTTGACACTAATGGTTTTCACGACAATTCAACTAATAATTCAAGATTAACTGTTCCAAGTGGGCAAGGTGGTTATTACAGAATTTACGCTGAGATGCAATGGCAAAATACCTCGTCAACTGCGAGAAAAATTATTGCCATTTACTTAAATGGCGCAGTAACTCAAATTGGAACTTTTGAAACTGGTTCAATAGGTTTTCCTAGTTGTATTGTTTCTTTCACTCAAAACCTATCGGCTGGCGATTACATCCAATTATATGCTTACAATGGAACAGCGGGTAATTTAGATTTTAGAAGTTCACTTGCGTTTTTTGGAATGGAGAAAATAGGCTAATGATTTCATTTACTAAACCAACCAATTTGAATGGTTTTGAGTTACGCCAAGAATTAAATGCTGCTGGAATATTAATTTCAGACGAACCAACTAGCGTAAAAACTACTGCCGATAATTTGATATGGCTAGATATTGTTGAAAGTGACGCTAAGGCTGCTGAAGCAATAGTCGCAGCACATAACGGAACTATCTAAGCACAATCTTAGGGAATAGTGCATTGTCAAAACCTTGGCTCAGTAAAGCGGCTGCTCAACTACGTGAACAAATAGATGATTCATACCCAGATCGCCAGCGTAAATCTGATGGGTGGAACGCTGACGCTAATCACAAACGCCGAGGTAAAAGCGACCACATACCCGACCCAAAAGCCAGTTTTGTTGTTAGAGCAATTGACGTGGACGCTCGCCTTTCTGACGACAAAAGAACTTCAGCATATTTGGCAGATCAAATTCGACTCTACGCTAAACGTCATGGACGTATTTATTATGTAATTCATTTAGGCATGATTGCATCACCAATCATGAACTACAAATGGAGACGGTATCGGGGCTATAACCCACACAACCACCACATACATATTTCATTTAGAAAAGATCAAGATAACAACTCAGAGTTTTTTAACATACCACTACTAGGGGGCACCAATGAATAGCAAACTGTTAGCAGCACTTAACTCATACGGACGCAGCGCATTTGTTTGTCTTGCAACTGTTTACGTAACCAATCCATCCGGCACATTTGAGGACATTTGGAAAGCCTTTCTAGTTGCCTTTGCAGCACCTATCCTTCGTGCGTTAAACCCAGACGACACCGCTTTCGGTATCGGTAGCAAAGAGTAATGACAGCCCTTGAGTGGGCTGGCTTTGCTGCTGGAATAACCACAACATTAATAGGCATGCTTGCCGGCTTACGCTGGCTAGTCAAAGGATGGCTTAACGAGTTGCGCCCGAATTCAGGAACAAGTCTCAAAGATCAGGTGACACGCCTAGAGAAAAGACTAGATGAACTCTTTATTGTCATAAGTGGGAAGTAGACTTTAGACATGGCTACCAAACGGAAACCAAGAAAAAAAGTCGCAAGGCGACGCCGCACTACAAAAGAACCAGTTTTAGTTAAGATTGATTTTTGGGCTATCGCTGCTAAAGAGGTATACGACGCTTGCCGTCGTGCAGGTATGGACGAAGGAACCGCCCTTGCTTTTGCAATGGATAGGTCGTCATATCCTGATTGGATAGTTGACCCTAAAGACCCAATCAAAAATCCTCTTGACGACTTTGACGAGGACGACGATTAGCATAAAGAGAATTGCCTTTATATCAGACCTTCAGGCACCGTTCATAGATGAACAAAGCGTCAAGGTTGTAGGAAAGTTTTTAAGGAAATGGAATCCTCACCGGACTATTCAAATTGGTGACGAGATCGATCTACCTCAGTTGGGTGGATTTAATGCAGGAACAATTGATGAAATGGTTGGAAATCTTGATGACGATAGAAACTTCACGCAAGAGGTACTTCAGTACCTTGGCGTCACCGACGTACTAGGAAGTAATCATGGAATTAGACTTTACCGATCAATCAAGAAACGATTGCCATCTTTCCTCAACCTACCAGAACTCCAATATGAGCGTTTTATGGGGTATGATAAACTCAAGATTAAATTCCACCCCTACGGACTTGATTGGGCGTACGGCTGGACGGCAGTTCATGGAGACTCTTTCCCTCTTAGCCAAGTACCATCACAAACAGCCTTAAATGGGGCTAGGAGGCTGGGAAAAAGCGTGGTCTGTGGTCACACCCACCGACTAGGGTTATCAGCCTTTACAGAGGCATCCAGAGGGCAATTAGGGCGTACTGTATGGGGATTAGAGGTCGGCAATTTGGTCGATCTAGCCTCAAGCGGCATGGCGTATACGAGGGGCTATGCCAACTGGCAACAAGGCTTTGCAGTAGCCTACGTTCAAGATCGTAAAGTGCAGGTCATACCTATACCTATTAATAACCACCAATTCATTTTTGAGGGCAAGTTGTATGGGTAGGCAAACGGATTATGAGCCTAGGGACATTGACGCTCAAATTGATGACTTTGAGGAATTAGGGATTCTGTAACAAAACTGTTATGCAACACGCCGAGGTTGGCGTTGATACTGTCGGCTATATCTGTCACCCTTCTCGTATCCAAGTAACGGCTTGGTGTAAACGAAAGGTATGAAATGAACAGTACAACAGAACTTAAAAAAGCAAAATTGGTTTTAGATGAGAACCAACTATGCACTTTAATTACAATGGCTGCAATTGGTCGAAACGAAATGAAAGAAGGACATTCAAGAAGTGATACCAGAGAAATCATGGTTATCCTTAAAGACGCTTTAGATCATTTAATTTAAGGCTGACAGATGAAAATTACAGCGCAAGACTTTGAACGTTTGACTACTTGCCAGATGGAGTTTGCTGGCAACAATGGCTGGGTTGAGCAGATCAACCGCTTTGATGATGAGATCAATTGGAAGCATCAATTCATTTATTGGGTAG